ACTAAACTTAAAAAAGAGTTTGATGATGGTAATTTTGATAAGAAAGATGTGAACACGCATCAAGCCAAATCATATTTGTTACGATTCCAAAGACAAAAAGAAACAATAACCCCTGGTACAACACAACCAGAGGTGTTTAATATATTAGGACAACTAGAGGCCTTAGAAAAAGGACTGAGAGAAAACACTTTATCTTTAGATAGTAAGAAAACTAAAAAGTTAAAATGAAGTTCGACTTTATTTATTTAGGTCAGACGGTCCTAAAATACCAGGTCCCTCTAGAAATATTTGTAGGTCTCAATGAGATCTATGAAAAACAAAAAAAACAATTACCAAAGGCTAACAAACAGTTAGTGGGTAAGATACAAGACGAAGTGTCTTTATTTTATTCTGGTCCTAACAACGATAAAATGCATCAACATAATTTTTTACCACAAGATATATTTAAATGGTTTCATAGTATCTTTGATCACTACACAGATTGGAACAAGATAGGTCCAACACAAAAATCGATAAACTCTGTTTGGGTAAATGAAATGAAAGCACATGAATATAATCCTGTGCACATCCATCAAGGTAAACTTTACACAGGTCTATCTTCTGTAATGATTTTAAAACTACCTAAAGAAACAGGTGTAGAATATTCTGCTCCCGATAAACCCATGAATGGTAGGCTACAGATTATTGGTGCAGCTAACGGACAGTTTTCTAAAACAGACTATGCACCTGAAATGAAGATAGGTGATTTTTATGTTTTTCCTTACGACATGAGACACTGCGTATATCCATTTAACGGAACCAAAGAAATTAGGAGAACATTAGTTTGTAATGTGGATGTGGATTATAATCCAATAGCCTCAAGAACTGGATCGGGACAACAAGAATGATACCTAGAATGCCACGATGGCAATCTTATGTTGCCATAACTACAGACCCCATGTTCACACCTGAACAATGTAAAATGATTATTGACGCTGGACATCAATGTGCACCTGAAAATGCTAAAGTGGGTGGTGGAGAAAAAGGTTTGTATGATACAAAGAAACGAGTAACAACTATATCTTGGATACCTTTTAATAAATTACCTGAGATGTACAAAGTTATTGAGAATCAATTATCTATAGTAAATTTAAATCATTTTTATTTTGATGATGTAAGAATTACAGAGCCGGCACAGTTTACTGTGTATCCTAAAAAAGGTTTTTACGATTGGCACATGGATCTAAATGCTTTTGGTCAAGATGGTCAGAATCCAATAAGAAAAATATCTATGACTTGTTTATTATCAGATCCATCAGAGTTTACAGGTGGAGATCTTTTATTTTCAGAAACGGGAGAACATAAACCTCTGCCCTTAAAACAAGGACAAGCCATATTCTTTGCATCGTTTTTAAGACATAAAGTTGCACCCGTTAAAAAAGGTGTGAGAAAATCTTTAGTAATGTGGTTTGGAGGACCACCATTTAAATGAGCAAACTTCATAGAAAAATATTATTTCCGACCGCTGTTTATTATAAAGATTTAACCAACTCTAAAGAACTTAATAAATATTTATTTAAAGAAATAAAAAAATGGCGTAAGGCAGATCCTGAAGGAGAAAAGAAAACAAACTCTGGTTTTGGTTGGCACAGTAAAACTGACATGGACAGGCGAAAAGAATATCGACCTTTAATTCAAGAACTATTTAAAATGGCTGAAGAGTGCAACAAAGATTATGGCATTACTGGTAAACTAGGACTTGGTAATATGTGGGCTAATATTAATCCAACATACAGTTATAATAAAACACATACACATCCTAACTCGATGTGGTCAGGTGTATATTATATTAAAGTTCCTAAAAACTCAGGTAAGTTATTTTTAGAAGATCCTAGACCAGGACCTAATATGCATATGCCTAAAAGAGTGGATGATCTACCAGAAATGTTATGGAGAGTATGTGCTTATGAACCTAGAGAGGGTAGAATGATATTTTTTCCAAGTTGGCTACCACATGGTGTAGATATAAACATGAATACAGAAAAAGGTGAAAAGAATTGGAGAATATCTGTATCTTATAATTTTATACAAGTATGACAACTTTAATTTATGCTAAATTACCATTTGAACAAATACACTATATTGAACGCCCAGAGTTTCATAGCGTAGAAAAAGTTTTTAAAAGTAGACTACTTGAGTCATTAAAAAAACACGGTATCGTAGATCCTCTATATGCAGAGGTAGGAAATGATTATGGGAGATACATAAAAATAATTGTAGGTAATAATAGAATGGCTGCAGCTAAAATTTTAGGTATAAAAATAATACCTGTCATCGTTAATATTTATGATCCTACTTTTAAATTAGAAGGCACTCAATGTCGTGAGTTAAAAAATGATGATGAGATTAGAGAATTGTTTACACACAAAAACGTTAACATAAGAAGAGGTTCAGATGGAAATATTGATACTATCATGCCCCCTCGTTATGATTTAGTATATAAAGATTATGAGTTTCAAAAAAAATAAATATCAAGTTATACGTGGTGCTATATCAAAAGAGATAGCAGACATAGCTTATAGGTATTTACAAATATCAGCAGAAGCAGATTACTGGATGTTAAATAATGGTATGACACACGCAGGTAATAAACTTGTAGGTAATTTTAACGACCCACAAGTTCCAAACTCTTATGCTAAATATAGTGACAGACTGATGGAGACATTGTTAGTCAAGACTATATCTGTGATGCAAAAGAAAACAGGACTTAAATTAGTGCCAACCTATTCTTACACAAGACTTTATAGAAAGGGCAATATTTTAAGAAGACACAAAGATAGACCTAGCTGTGAGATATCTACTACTCTAAACCTAGGTGGAGACAACTGGCCTATATTTATCGATCCTACGGGGTCTAACAACGTCATAGACGAGTATAAAGAGATACATAAGCCTGGTGCACCCAAAGGTATAAAAGTGGACCTAAAACCAGGAGATATGCTTATCTACTCTGGATGTGAGTTAGAACACTGGAGAGAGCCTTTTGAAGGCCAATTATGTGGTCAAGTATTCTTGCATTATAATCATGCAGATGGACAGTTTGCAAAGAGCAATTTGTATGATAAAAGACCTATGCTAGGAATAGTCAAATAACGTTGAATATCAACGCAATCTAATATAATCTGGAGATCTATGCTACAAAAGATAGGGTTTCAACCTGGTATAAACAAACAAGTTACTGCAACAGCTGCGGAAGGTCAGTGGATAGACTGTGATAATGTTCGTTTTAGGTATTCTACACCCGAAAAAATAGGTGGTTGGAAACAACTAGGGGCTGACAATATTACAGGTGCAGCAAGAGCACTGCATCAATTTACAAACAGTTTAGGGCGAAAGTATTCTATCATAGGATCAAACAGAATTTTATACGCTTATTCAGGTGGTGTGTTCTATGATATACATCCTATTAAAGCCACAACGACACTTACTAATGCATTTACCACGACTAACGGATCAGCAACTGTTACAATAAATTTTTCTGGTGACCATGGCATACAAGCAGGAGATATTGTATTACTAGATAATTTTTCATCTATCACAGGTTCAAATTTTGGTGCGTCAGACTTTGACGATATAAGATTTATGGCAACAACAGTGCCGGCATCAAATACAATTACAATAACGATGCCATCAGCAGAGTCAGGATCTGGTGCAACAACATCTGGTGGTATTAGAGTTAGACATTATTACAGAGTAGGACCAGACGTACAGGCACAAGGTTTTGGTTGGTCTCTTGGATCTTGGGGTGGTCAGGCTGTAGGAGCATACACAACTGTTTTGTCAGCAGACATATCTGCAGCTGCTACAAGTATAACTGTAAACGACGCATCACAGTTGCCAAGCTCTGGAACAAATTTTATTAAGATTGGAACAGAGGAAATATCGTACACAGGTATATCTACAAACACATTAACAGGTGTAACAAGAGGTGTAAGAAACACAACGGCAGCATCACACACTGCAGGTGCTACAGTTACAAACACATCTGATTTCGTAGCATGGGGTGAAGCAGCATCTGGAGACTTAATTATAGACCCTGGTATGTGGTCCATTGATAACTTTGGTGACAAAGCTATTTGTTTAATTGTAGACGGTGAGGTATTTGAGTGGGACTCTTCAGCAACAAATGCAACAGATTCTAGAGCAACTATCATATCTGGTGCACCAACAGCTTCAAGACACATGCTCGTATCTACACCGGATAGACACTTAGTATTCTATGGAACAGAAACAACGATTGGCACGAAGTCCACACAAGACGACATGTTTATTAGATTCTCGTCTCAAGAAGATATTAATACTTATACACCCACAGCAACCAATACAGCTGGTACACAAAGACTGGCCGACGGATCACGGATCATGGGAGCGATTAGAGGTAGAGATGCAATTTATGTTTACACAGACACAGCTTTATTTTTACAAAGATTCGTAGGTCAACCTTTTACATTTGCCTTTGTACAAGCAGGTACAAACTGTGGACTTGCAGGTAAGAATGCAGCAGTAGAGGTAGATGGTGCTGCATACTGGTTTTCAGAAAATGGTTTCTTTAAATATGCTGGTGCTCTTGAATCATTACCATGTCTTGTAGAAGACTTTGTATACGATGACATTAATTTAGATTCTGGTAATCAAATGATTAGTGCAGGATTAAATAACTTGTTTGGTGAAATTATGTGGTTCTATCCTACAGCAAACTCTTCAGTCGTAAATAGAATGGTTTGTTATAATTATCAAGACTCGTCAGCAAGAAGACCAATATGGACAGTAGGTACATTAGCTAGAACAGCGTGGGCTGACTCTGCAGTGTTTGGTAATCCACATGCTTTAGAGTATGACGCTGACGGAGTAGAACCTGCAACATCATCTACATACGTACAAGGAAACACAGATGGCATTACAACATATTATCAACACGAAACAGGCACAGACCAAGTTAAAGGTGGCACAGTTACAGCTATTCAAGCAAACATATTATCAGGAGACTTTGACATCACACAGAGAGTAATTAGAGGTGCACAAACTAATATTGCGGATCTTAGAGGTGACGGAGAGTTTATGATGAAGATAAGAAGATTTATACCAGACTTTGTTTCACAAACAGGTAATACACAAATAACACTTAATTTAAAAAATTATTCAAATGATACCGCGGCTAGTTCTTCGTTAGGACCTTTTACAGTAACATCGTCTACAACAAAAGTTGACACAAGAGCTAGAGCTAGAGCTATCGCATTGAAAGTAGAAAACACAAGTACAGCTCAAGATTGGAAGCTCGGCACATTTAGATTAGATTTACAAGCGGATGGTAGAAGATAATGGCAAAGATAGTACAAGTATTAACAAGACCTAGTGAAGAATATAAACAATCTGTGGCTGATGCACAGGTTAGAGATCTCGATGGTGTTATACAAAAATTAAATACAACGTATCAACAAGAACTTAAGGATGAAGTAGAGGCTCAAAACTTCTTTTTAAATTAATGGCAAATAGTTTTATAAATAAAAAAGCAGACTTAACAACTACAGATCTAACGACGCTATATACAGTGCCTTCGTTTAAGACTGCTGTTGTAAAATCAATTTTAGTGTCTGAAGATGCAGGATCAGGAGCTAATATTACAGTGACTTTAGTGGACTCATCGTCAAACATATTTAGCTTATTTAAAAGTAAGACTATATCTTCAAATACTACAACAGAACTATTAACACAGCCTTTAGTTATGGAGGCTAGTGAGATTCTGAAAGTCCA